CCAAAAAATATACAATTCTCGTAACCCCCGAACCTCTTAACTGTCTCGTTAATCCAGGCATTGTAAACATCTGTGGTATAACCTGAACAGTACCAAATCTTGTTAAACGGATTCCAAGCACCCTTGAGTGCATAGGAATAGTTCAAGAACCAAGGCCCTGACAGAATTTTACCAGGCTCAGACATTGCCTGTATGACTCTGGGTCGTACTGGAGAAAACTCGTTCATTCCGATTCCCATTATTTTGTCTCTCTTGACAAAAGCTCCGTAATTGATTTGTTGTGGAGCAACACAGCCTCTGCTATGCTTCTCTTTCCAATCGGTAAATTTACGTTGCTTGGGACCAGGAAAACGTTTAAGGTATTCCTCCCACGATACACGGCCATGTGGTTTGACATCCACCCCGCAGGTTTGAAACTCAGGTCCACAATAGTCCGGATACCCGCCCGCATCTTTGATGTTGGCGAGCGTCCCCTCCATTGTCGCGCTCAGCAAGGCCCAGTAACTTGGGTCCCCTGCTGGCATGAATAAAATCGACCTGGTTGTCAACGCTGCTATGAGGTTTTTCTGCGATGTAGAGTGAACTAGTGGTGCTTTATCGCAGAAGATGATGCCGGTAGCTATACATGCCGGTTTGTTCTCTAATTGTAACAGATCTTCAGTCTGTACCAACTTTGCTTTTGGGTGACTAGGGTATTTAGTCAAATCTATCTTCGTTTCAAAATCGCGAATGATGCAGTCGTTGAATGTGGGTCCGATCCGGCCACTTGTTCTCAACGTCATTCGTCTCGATTCCACACTGAGCTTATACTCAAGCCAGTTTTTGAAACGATCCTTGTAACTATCATAGCAATGTTTAAATGCTATGTAAGTCATCGCCAACAAGAAAAACAAAATCATAACCATGATTTTGTGCTGTTGCGGTGTGTGCAAATCGATGATTGCGCTAGCAGCTTGGGCTTTTGGTAAAACCGATATGAAGTATGCATACAGAGCGGCACGATTACCTCTGAGTAGCAAAAAAGAAAGCAGCACAGCCTTCTTCCAAGAAAACTCTCCTAGTACGGCCAGTACGGCTAAAGCCAACCCGATGTTGCGGTGGGTTTCGTGCTTTCCATACTTGTACATACCACATCCAACTGAAAACACAGATATACCGACCACCCTAGATAATCTATATAGGATGAACAGCATTATTCTGTATGGGGCCGATTTCTCGAAATAATACGATACAATAAGGCTAGTGGCTAAAACCACGAGCACTGATACTGCGATTACTGCGAGAACCCATTTCAAATTCCAGAAAGTGGTACCGTACCTCAAAGTTCGGTTAATTCTCTCGTACTTCATATACGATGTCCTCGTCATGTCCTTCGAACGACTAGTTGC